GAAGCTACGGCTGGCACGCCGCTGACGGGTGGCACGGATGGCACGGTAACGAACAGTGACTATACGGATTATCTGGAGGCCATCGAGTTGTTCGACTTCAACACGATGGCCGCTCCGGTTAGCGACACGACACTGAAAGGTGTGTTCGCCTCGTTCGCGCGACGTCTGCGTGAGGACGAGGGCAAGAAGATTCAGGTCGTGTTGCCTGACTATCCGACTGCCGACTACGAGGGCGTCATCAGCGTCAAGAACGGCGTTGTGCTGGCGGACGGCACGACGCTAAATAATGTGCAGGCCACCGCATGGGTCGCTGGTGCAACGGCGGGCGCGAACGTCAATCAGTCGCTGACGTATGCGGCCTACGACGGTGCTGTGGACGTGGACACGCGCTACACGCATACCCAGATCGTTCAGGCGCTCCAGAACGGCGAATTCCTGTTCGTGCCTTCGGATGGCCGCGCTATCGTCGAGCAGGACATCAACACGTTCACGAGCTTTACGCCTGAAAAGCAACGCCACTTCTCGAAGAACCGGGTCATCCGGGTGCTGGACGCCATCGGTAACGACTTGAAGCGTATTTTTGAACAGTTCTACGCCGGAAAGGTTGATAACAACGTTGATGGGCGGAACCTGTTCAAGAACGAAATCGTGAACTATCTGACCACTTTGCAAAACATCGGCGCGATCCAGAACCTCGACACGCAAGCCGACGTGACAGTGGTTCAAGGTAACGACGTGGATAGTATCTACGTCGAGCTGTACGTCCAGCCTGTCGATGCCATTGAGAAGGTCTACATGCAAGTCATTGTGCGATAAGGAGGGATCAGGATGCCGTTCATGAACGAAATGGACGCCATTTCCGGCAAGCACGCGAAGGCGTTCATCACGATCAATGGGCAGGTTGAAGAACTGTTCTATGCCCGGTCGCTGGAGGCGACCATCGAGAAGAACAAGACGGATGTTCCGGTTGTCGGGAAAACGAATGTCGGCCAGAAGGCTGTGGGTTGGACGGGCACGGGAACGCTGAACATCTACTATGTCACGTCCCTGTTCCGTCGCCTCGTTCGGGATTACATCAAGACTGGCCGCGACTTCTACTTTGACATGACGATCTCGAATGAAGACCCGACTTCGGCGGCTGGGCGGCAGACGGTTGTGCTGAAAAACTGCAACCTTGACAGCGTGATTGCGGCACAATTCGATGCGACGAGCGATGATCCGCTGAATGAGGATGTGTCGTTTACGTTCGACGACTACGACATTCTGGAACAATTCGCGCCGCTGAACTGATGTGGCGCCCGGAAGGAGATCATACATGAGTAATTTGCAGGCGTTTTTCGCACAGAACGCGAAGGCAGAGATTGTTGATGAGGTGGTCATTTCCGACCGCTTCAAGGACGAGAATGGCAAACCGATTCCGTGGAAGGTTCGGGCTATCACGGAAGCCGAGAATGAACAGCTTCGCAAGGCGGCTACGCAATACGTGAAGGGACCGGGAGGCCGCCGGGTTGCCGAAATTCAGCCCGAAGTCTACATGGCGAAGGTTGTCGTGTCGAGTGTGGTGTTCCCGGATTTGAAGGACGCCGAGCTACAGAAATCCTATGGCGTGCTGGGTTCCGAGGATTTGCTGAAGCGAATGCTTCTGTCCGGCGAATATGCTCGGCTGGTGCAGGCCGTTCAGGAGATCAACGGCTTCGACAAGGACATCAATGAGCTGGTTGAGGAAGTAAAAAACTGATCCGGGAGGGCGACGGCGAATGGAATTACGCCTATTACGCCCTCCACAAGCTCGGGATCAAGCCGTGGGAACTGTCTGAATATTCGGTCGAGCAAAAGGCCGCGCTGTATGCGATGATTGATATTCGGATCGAAGCCGAGAAGAAGGCAGAAGCGCAAGCGAAAAAGAAACCATCTTCTCCAAAAAGGCGTAAAAGGTGATATAATGTTGCCAAACGACGAATGGAGGGGTTCAGATGGCTGGAATTTTGCTGATGCTTCTGGTATTGGTGGTGGCGGTGCTGTTATGGCGGAGAGAGGCCCGAGAAGCGAAGCGTCTGGGCGCGAAGCTATATACCGCCGCCTACCATCTTCTCGGCATTCCGGGTCTGGAGCCGAAGAAGATTGTGAGACTGTTCTTTTCCGATGATCTGCTGATAATCCGATCCGGCAAGCAGACGTTTGAATTGGGATACGACAAGGTGACGGCCATCAAGGCCGCACGCAAGACGGACTTGATACAGAAAAACAAGTCTGTGATTGGTCGCGGTGTCATCGGTGGGGTAGCATTTGGCGGTATAGGTGCCATCGTGGGCGCATTATCCGCTGTCGGTGGGAAGAAGGCTACGAAAGGCAATCTATTGATCATATATTATAAGGCAGACGGGCAGGACGAGCCGCAACCGATGGCATTCGACTTGCGAAAGACATCACGACCGGATCGGTTCGAGAAATTCGTTCTGAGCCAGCGCCCGGAATTGGCCGCACAGGACTACATAACGTTGTAAACCCACGCCCTTCGGGGCGTTTTTATTTGCTTGAAACTCGCAAGGAAAGGCGGTGAGGATGTGCCAACGGTAACTGCAACGCTGAAAATGTTCGATGCGATGACGAAACCGCTTCAGCAGATCACGAACAGCATGAACCTGATGATCCGGTCGATGGAGCAGATGCAGAGTTCGGCCAACCGGAATCTGACGGTTGACCGTACGTTGACTGCGGCGAAGAAGCAACTGGCGGCGGCAGAGGCTGATATTAAAAAAAGTATTGAAGATGCGAAGAAGGCGCAGGATCGGTTTACGCAGTCCGTGAATAAGTCGAAGTCGTCTACGGATAGTCTCGGATCGTCGATTAAAAATTGGGCGGCTGGTCTGGCCGCCGCATATCTGACGGTTCAGGGGATTCAAAGCGCTTTGGGGGCGGCGGATACGTTCGTTTCAGCGCGGGCGAGGCTGGATTTGATCGTCGATGAAGGGCAGTCCGTGGATGATTTGCAAGACCAGATACATGCCGCCGCACAACGGGCGCGTGGCGATTTTATCGCCATGACGGATAATGTGGCCCGTCTGGGGATTCTGGCGAGCGATGCGTTCAGTTCGAGCGGTGAGATCGTCGCATTCGTCGAGACGTTGCAGAAGGCGTTTACCATCGGTGGTGCCGGGACGCAGGAACAAGCCGCCGCTATGTATCAACTGTCGCAAGCGATGGCCGCCGGGCGACTGCAAGGTGACGAGTTCCGGTCGATCATGGAAAACGCCCCGATGCTGGCCGACGCGATTGCAAGGTATCTGGGCGTTACGAAGGGCGAACTGCGCGACTTGTCGTCGGAGGGTGCGCTGACTGCTGATATTATCAAGTCCGCCCTGTTCTCGGCGGCGGACGACATCAACGCCAAATTCGCGGAAATGCCTATGACGTTCGGCGCGATGTTTCAAAAAGTCAAGAATGAGGCGTTCAAGGCGTTTGGCCCCGTGTTCCAGCAAATGAACGACTGGCTCAATTCGGAACGTGGTGCGGCGATGATGAACGCCATGACGAACGCGATTCATCTGGCCGCCGCCGCCGCGAGTGGTCTGCTGAACGTCTTGACGTGGATCGGTGACACGATTGCAAATAACTGGTCGATCATTGAGCCGATCCTGACGGTCGTAACAAGCGTTCTGCTGGCGCTGATGATTCAGCAATTGTGGCGAATGGTCGCCGCGGCGTGGGCGATGATTCCACCGCTTCTGGCGCAAGCCGCCGCGTGGCTGGCGATGAACTGGCCGATCCTGGCTGTAGGTGCCGCCATTGGCCTGCTGATCTATATTTTCAATCAATGGGGCGACATCGCCGCTAAGGTCATTGGCTTTATTGGCGGCATTATCGGCACGCTGGTTGCGTTCATTTACAACCAGTTCGTTTGGATCGCCAACGGCGTATTGTCCGTAGCCGAGTTCTTCGCCAACGTCTGGCGCGATCCCGTATATGCCGTGAAAAAGCTGTTCTACGATTTGGTCATTAACGCCCTGAAACAACTTGAGAAATTGGCTGCCGGGATCGAGAACATTATCAACAAGATTCCCGGCCTGAATGTGGACATTACGTCCGGGATCAGTAACCTGCTGAACAAACTGGAGTCAGCCCGCGACAGCTTGCAAAGCGAGGCGGATGTCGTCGAGCTGATGCGGTTCGAGCCGATGGATTATGCCGAAGCGTTTAATATTGGCCGCGAATGGGGCGAAGCCGCCGGTGGTTTCGTAGCGGACAAAGTGCAGGGCGCTTTTGACAAGGTTCAGAGCTTGACGAGGATGTTCGGCGGAGGAAGCGATGCAACAGATGACATTAGCAAGTATCTCGCCAACATCGACAAGAACGGCCTTGCGAACGTTGACAAGGTCGGGAAGATCGAGGACACGGTTGACATTTCCAGAGAGGATTTGAAGCTGATGCGCGAGCTGGCCGAAATGAAGTCGATCCAGAATTTCGTTACGCTGACGCCGACGGTTCAGGTCACGACTGGGGATATTCGGAGCGACGTGGACGTAGACACCATCGTCCGCCGCATCGAAGAATCGCTGGAGCGCGAGATCGCCAATTCCGCGCAGGGGGTGTTTTCCTGATGGCGGACTACGGTATTTATCTTTCGGTGGATGATGGAGCGCAGGAAATACGTTTGCCCGTCAACCCGCCTGAAATCGAAGTCGAGATTCCGGGGCAGGGAAAGACGTATCGGATCGTCAGTCTCGGAGAGATCAACACGATCCAGACACCGAGCCTGTCTGAAATCAGCTTCGAGAGTTTCTTCCCCGCCCAGCGTTACCCGTTTGTGGTCGGTACCGAACTGCTGGAGCCA